GCATTGTTAATCAACACGAAAACATGGTCGGGCAATCTTCTAGCAATTCAAAACCACTACAACGGGACGTATGTCGGGGGGATGAATTACTCCGATACCGGAACTAGCTTCCCAACATCCTCTGACTACCGCCTTAAAGAAAATGTTGTCGATCTAAGCGACGCCCTTGAGCGGCTAGGCGAGCTAAAGCCCCGAAGGTTCAACTTCATTATAAAGCCTGAGGAGACTATCGACGGATTTATCGCACACGAGGTCCAAGATGTCGTTCCTAATGCGGTGGAGGGTCAGAAGGATGCCATTAATGAAGATGGATCTATAAAAATTCAATCTATCGACCATTCAAAACTGATCCCGCTCTTAACCGCAGCCATCCAAGAACTACACACAAAAGTCGAATCCCTTGAAGCGCGTATAGCAGCACTTGAGGCATAGCAGATGCCAACTCTCCCCATCCCTATATTCCAACCGATTCATAAGGGTGTGGACGGCATTGAGCTGAACGAGGAGAACTTCGCTGTCTTTGACGGCTATAGGACTCTCAAGGGTGGAACGACTGGACGCCCTGGCTCTCAGGCTACCTTCACCGCTAGCGGCGCTTTGGGCTTCGGCATCGACTCGATGTTCTACTGGGCTGAGAAGGATTGCATCATGGCGGTGGGAGCGGGGGAGCTATTCCAGGCTACCTACGTTTCAAACACTCCTGTAGTTACTGCACTCACTGGCGGCGTCCCTCTACTCAATCAGAATGTTCCCACTTCAATGTGCGTGGATGGTACCAATGTGTATGCCTGTAACGGTGGGCGCATTGTTACCTCGACAGTAGGTGGCACCCCAGCATACATCACAAGCATCAATGCTCCTGTTAATGCCACGCACGTAGACTTCCTCGACGGCTACATTATCGCTATCGGTACCGGAAACACATGGTACTGGTCGGACGTAAACGCCGGCTCAAGCTGGAACGCTCTTAACTTTGCCTCTACCGCTGGAAGCCCTGACAACCTGAAGGCCCTCAAAGTCTTTAACCGTGAGATATATCTCTTCGGCCAACGCTCTATTGAAATCTGGGAGAACGATGGGACTGCTCCTTTTTCTCGTATCCCTGGCGGCTTTATTCAAAGTGGCTGCTCTGCGCCTTATGCGGTGATCGCCGATGAGAACTCTCTGTACTGGCTGGATGAGAACCGTCGCTTGGTTCGCTTCGCTGGCAAGACTGTAGAGCGGCTGAGCACTAGGTTTGACCGTGAGCTTCAATCCCTTTCGAGCGTAGCTGATGCGAGAGCGTTCAAGATTGAGATAGACGGCTACGTGTTCTTTGTATTCACCTTTAAGGAAGCTGACCGCACGTTAGTCTACAACCAGACGACTGATGACTGGTGTGAGTGGGGGCGCTGGATTTACTCCGATGTTGCTTACGAGCGATGGATTGCTAACTGCTATTGCTACGCTGAGAAGTGGGGGCTTCACCTCATTGGCCGTAGGGATACGCTTGTCATGTCGCAGCTTGGCAAAGAGTTTGTAAAGGATGATGCCGATGTTGTTCGCATCGAGCGAGTGACTGGTCATATCGACTTTGGGACTAGCAAGACAAAGCAGCTCAATGAGATTCGCTTCAGGGCTAAGAGGGGAGAGGGGTTATCGACTGGCACTCCTAAGCTCATGCTGCGTTACAAGATTGATAATCGCAGGTGGTCAAACATTAAAGAGTTCTCCCTTGGCAACATTGGAGAGTATGACCTTATCCTGCGCGACTTTAGGCGAGAGATATTCCGAACGATACAGTTTGAGTTCACCGCTACCGATGCGGTTGAGTACGTATTCTCCCAGGCTGAAGCTGACATTGAGGTGCTTCGATGACCATACGGCGGCCACCAAGGGAATCAGTAGACTCTTTTCAAGACCGGAAGTGGAAGGAGCAGGTATGGAAGGATTCAGCTAGAGCGACTGGTCCTCAAGGATTAATGGGGCCGGCTGGTCCTCAAGGTCCCGCTGGTCCTACTGGTGCGACCGGAGCTACTGGCCCTCAAGGTCCTCAAGGCCCTGCGACTGTAGCGGTTGGCACTACGACAACTGTAAGCAGTGGCACCCCTGCATCCGTTACGAATGGCGGCACCTCTACTGATGTGGTGCTTAACTTTGTCATTCCTGAGGGGCAAGCGGGGACGTCTGCTTCCCTTGGTGCCATTGTGACGTATACCAACGCAGCCGCGAATGGATTAACGGCAACGGCTAATATGTATGCGGGTGTTCTGATAGATAATAGTGGGGAGGTGGTTTCAGTCTAGCTATGGCATTTCATAAAAACCTTACTGGCTCTGATATTCATGTTCCGTATGCTTTCAGCTATGCCAATTCATCTGCGCGAACGTCGGCTTTAGGGATAACGTCATTAGACGTAGGAAAATTCGCAAGGCAGACTGACGATAACTCTATCTGGATGCTAACTAACCACTCTCCGCTAACTTGGAGTCAGGTGAACGCGGCTGCTGGCGGTGTGAGCGACGGCGATAAGGGTGACATTACTGTAACGTCATCAGGGACCACATGGACCATTGACGCTCAATCGGTGACGTACCCAAAGATTCAGAATGTAACTGCCACCGACAAGATTCTTGGCCGGGTGTCAGCGGGAGCTGGAACGGTTGAGGAGATAGACTGTACCTCGGCAGGGCGAGCCTTGCTTGATGATGCAGATGCTACGGCACAGAGGGTCACGCTCGGACTTGGGAATGTTGACAACACTTCGGACGCAAGCAAGCCGGTAAGTACGTTACAAGCATCGGCAGACGCAGCGGTTCAGGCTTACGCAATCCAAAGGGCTAACCACACTGGCACTCAATCGGCAGCGACGATAACAGGCTTAGCAGCCATAGCGACAAGTGGATCGGGCTCGGACATAACCTCTGGGACGGTGGGGGCGGCTCGACTTGGATCTGGAACAGCAAATAGCTCTACTTATCTTCGGGGCGATGGTACGTGGGCAACTCCGTCAACTGGTGGAATCTCAGATGGCGACAAGGGGGACATTACCGTTAGCGGATCGGGCGCTACGTGGACCATCGACAACCAGGCTGTAACGTATGCGAAGATTCAGAACGTAGCCACTAATCGGTTATTGGGTCGCGCAACTGCGGGGGCAGGAGTCGCTGAGGAGGTGACGCTTGGGTCTAACCTGGTGTTCTCGGGGACTCAGTTAAACACCTCAGGGTTACAAAAGACTATCACTTCAGGTACGGCAGCCCCGAGCGGCGGCAGTGATGGAGATATTTACCTACAGTACGTGTAAAGGCAGGAGAAGGTCATGGCTGATAACGTTGGATATACCCCAGGCTCAGGAGCTACGGTTGCCGCAGATGATATAGGTAGCGTTCTGTATCAGAGAATTAAGATTATTCATGGTGCGGATGGAGCTAATGACGGTGATGTATCTGCTGCGAATCCGTTGCCAGCATCGGTGCCAGGAGCATCATCGGCGGTCATCACTAGCGTAACAACAGCGGCCACCGGCTCAAGCTATACAGCGTTCGCCTCGCAAGCCTGTAACTGCTTGGACATCGTGAACACCTCATCGGTTGCTATTGAGTACAGACGTGGGGGTGCTGGTAGCACAATGACAATTCTTAGCGGCTCGTCTCGGCTTGTGGTCGGAATTACTAACGCTAACGAAATTGATGTGAGACGAGTAGACCAAAGCAATACACAGATAACCATTCCTGCTGAGGCTATCGTTATATGACGGGTACACTAACCAGGCTGCCTGGGGGTGGCATACGCATAATCAATGAGTATACCTCTTCTGCTACTTGGACTAAGCAGCCAGGATTGAAAACGCTTGAGGTGATCTGCGTTGGAGCTGGTGGGGGTGGGGCTAGTGGTCGAACGGCGGCTACAGGCGTTGCAGCCATTGGCGGCACTGGCGGTGGTGGTGGCGCTATTACTCAACGTACTTTGCATGCGTCAGAGGCAGGAGCAACTGTTAGCATTACAGTCGGTGCTGGCGGCATTGGTGGTGCTGGCCAAACAGGAACAAGCGCAACGGGAAACAATGGGGGCGCAGGAACGGCATCGTCGTTTGGCTCTTTAGTCATTGCTGCTGGCGGTAACGGTGGGTCTGGTAGCACTACAGCTGGCGGCACTGGAGGCGCAATAACATCTTGCACTCCCCCGCAATATCCATCTCGCGCTGGCACTGCTGGTTCGGTTGTGTCGACAACTGGAGGTGCTGGAACTGTTGCAGTCGCAACCTCTATGCGAGAAACCAATGTGGGTGGTGGGGCTGGTGGCGGTGGATTAAATAGCTCTAATACCGCTACGGCTGGTGGCGGTGGCGGTCGTGTCTATCAAATTAACGGCACTTTGAGCGCGCTCCCTGCTGCTGGAACAGCAAACGGTAATAATGGCACTGCTGGTGGTAGCAATTTAAGTTTGCAGTTGGTCGACTATTACAACGTGACTGCTGTAACAACTAACGGCATTGGCGCTGCTGGTGCTGGTGGTGGCGGTGGAAACCCAACTGGGCCGGGTAACGGGGGGAACGGCGGAGCTGGCGGTGATGCTGGAGCTGGTGGTGGCGGCGGTGGTGGCGCTAGAAATGGCGCAACAAGCGGATCTGGTGGCAATGGAGGAGCTGGTTTAGTTGTTGTGGTGGAGTATTACTAAGATGCCGTACTACGCTGTTTTTTATGAAGGTAAATGCGTTGCCAAGTTCGTGTGGGATGGCGTGTCGGAATACTCATGTCCATTTCTCTATGACATGATAGTGCCTGATCCTGACAATCAGATTCCTGTCCACAATGGCGACGAGCCTGTATATCCACCTGAGGATCAACCGTGAGCTTCTTAACCATTCTAAAGCCCTCTACGGCAGCCCCGGCTACAAAGCTATGGATCAAGGTTTCGGGGGTATGGAAAGAGGTGACGCCATACATCAAGGTGTCGGGGGTGTGGAAAACAGCTAGTCCGAAGATTAAGGTATCTGGAACGTGGAGGTAGGGTATGCCTAGTACAAGCATCGCAGCAACCGGCTCGGTTGAGAATATGGGGGCTAACTATCAAAGCGTCTTTTTGGCCGACGCAGGGCTCAACTCTCTGGCGAGTGGTGGATCAACTAGCAGCCTTGTCTACACAGCCCCGTCCGGCTCGTCTGGCGCAAAGGTGCTTGTTGTCCTCGGAGAGATCGACATGGCGGCCTCTGGCACTTTGAGCATTGACGACGGCACTAGCTCGTACGACATGGCAGTAGACCCAGGAAACGGAGCAAGGCGAATAGAGTTTGAAAGCATCCCGTCTAGCGTACTTTCCAGCTTCGTGATTACCAATTCGCTCGGCGTATCCTTGGCTAGTTCTGGGAACTCGGTCGCAATCCAGCCCCTTTAGTGGCCCTTACATCCCACGCCATAGCTCCCTTAGGATTGACGTATGGTCAAATCCCACGATTACAAGCAGCTCATGGAGTCCCTCAACCGGATATTCGACGTATTGCCGGATATGGAGGATGACGAGAAGGAGAGTGAGGGTAAGACCCGCTCTATCACCATCGTGACCATGGGCAAGGGTAAGGGGTTGAAG